ACAGTCGCAGAACTCTCTAAAACCGTTTCTAAGGCGACTGGAGACATCGCTAGTGTTACCAGTCGGACTAAGACGGTTGAGGATACCTTGAGCCAAACGAGGACCCAATATGAGGCTCTGACGCAGACTGTCAATACCCAGACAGGACAGATTGATAGTATCAATCGCAAAACCGCTGACTTGCAGAGCGGGATTGACGGAGTGACGGAGCGGTTTGAGAGTTTGAGGATAGAAGACAACCTTCTGCTCAATAGCTCTTTTAACGAAAACTTGAACCAATGGCAAGGAACTGGAGTGACTATAGTTGATGGTAAAGCGAGAATTATAGGAGAACTTAATAAAACCAAGTACATTTACCAAAGTATCAAGTCTCAGATAGCTAATGACGATGTTAGCCAAGTATACATAGCATCAATCTCAGTTAAGGTCACTAATTATGTGGCTGGTAGAAATCCATTTTTTGCGCTTTATATAGATGGCAGAAAGAACGACAGCGTAAAAACATGGTTTGGCGCAACATATTTGACAGCCGCCCGCTTGGAAGCAGTCAATAATAGAGGAGTTGTGCAGTTTACCACTACTTTCAAAGTAAATGTGCCACGTAGCCAGATAGGCAGTATGGAGTTTAATATCTATGCAAGGGATTTCACAGGGGAAGTGGAATTTGAAAAAGTATCACTCAGACGCGGAGATATTGATTTAGGTTGGCAGGCTTCTCCAGAAGACCTCCGCTCCGAAATCGCAAGTTATAAGCGTACAGCAGATGAAGCAAGCGCAGAGTTATCCCGTCAAATCCAACTGGCAGATGGCAAGGCTGTCGAAGCCAAGACCTACGCACAACAAACCGCTGAAGGTTTTAAAACTCGATTAGAGAGCCTAGAAACCTACAAGAACGCGGAAGGGACACGAGCTAGTCAGTACTTTACCGCTAGTCGAGATGAGACTGCTCGCCAAGTATCAGCTCTGCGTGTAGCTGTTACTCAAGACTATGTCGCTAAGTCGGTATTTGAAGAAACCGCTCGCGGAATTAGTCAGCGGTTTGAAAGTCTGTATGTAGGCGGTACCAATCTATTGACAGGCACTGATGAATACACCGAAATCTTTAACAGCGAACAAAGTCACGCAGAGTTTCTGCGAACACCTTATGACTTGGCCCCAGTTTTTGATAAGTATGGGCTGATTGAGTATACCTTAAGTTTTGACTTGAGAGCATCTCAAGCGGGACAAGTCGCTGTATACCAGCAAAATGGATCAGGTTCTAAATATTCGGGTCTATGGAAAAACTTGACTGTCACAACGGAGTGGCAAAGGTTCCATGTGACCTTTACTCCAACCGAGGGAACAGTGAGTTTAGCAAATAGTTACTTAGCCTTTTATGGCACTTACGGCACGGGAGTAAAACCTATTATTCGTCGAGCAAAAATTGAACGCGGAGCGATTGCGACTGACTGGTCGCCCGCTCCTGAAGACCAACAATCCTACGCAGACACAAAAATCGCTGAATATAAGACCACGGTCGACGGGCGATTTGCGACCTTGCAATCTCAGAAGGCTAACCAAGTAGACTTGCAGACTGTACGTGAGACGGTCAATCTTTACGAGCGTATCATCGGCTCAACGGAAACTGGTATCAAAGACAAAGTCGCTCGTATGGTCATGACTGATAGTCTATTTCTAACCGAGGTCAAGGATAAGATTAGCGGTACAGCTACACAGGTTAGTCAGCTTAATAATTCGTACGCTATTAAAAATCTGACTAGTGCTGGTACAGTGCTTAACCAAATCAATTTACTGGCTAATGGTACTAATAGAATCGATGGTCGACTGACGCATATCACAGGTCAGACTTTGATTGATAATGGCGTAATCAAGAACGCTATGATTGGTGAGTTGGATGCTGGAAAGATTACGTCGGGTACAGTGGATGCTGCACGCATTAAAGCGAATAGTATCGACGGGTCAAAAATTGCATTCGATGAAGCTTTCTTCAACGGGTTATCCGCAAACCAAGCCTACCTGAAGAAATTGTTTGCCAAGGATGCGTTTTTGACAGCAGTGCAAGCTGTCACATTGTCGGCAAGTAAGATTTCAGGTGGAATTTTAACAGCAACAAACGGAGCAATGAAAGTCAATCTTAATGCTGGCCAAATTTTGTACTATACAGATCAAGCTGCACTCAAGCGTGTTTTAAACGGCTATCCTACCCAGTTTGTCAAGTTCGCAACTGGTACGGTTACTGGAAAAGGAAATGCTGGAGTGACCGTAATAGGCTCCAACCGTTGGAATTCCGAGTCCTCGAATGATGGCGGATTTGTTGGAATTAGGGCTTGGAACGGTGCAAACATTGACCAAATCGATGTGGTTGGAGATACGGTCAGATTGGCAAGCTCAGCGTTTGAAGCAGCGGATGGATGGAATATCAATACCTTGCCTGGGAAATTAGACATCGATGCATTTAATGCTGAACACCGCGCTTCGTCCAAGATAAAAGTTGGGGATTTGTGGTTGTGGAAAAACGCTACGACATACTCGAGTATGAGAGATACCATAAATTTGATCATCGACAACTTACAGCTATTACACAACAATAAATCGACAGAGAGGGGTTATAGCTATACTCTACCAGCAAAAGTTTAGGAAGGAAATATTTAAAATGAACCAAGAACAAATCAACCAAGCGCTACGCTTGACTAATAACGACCTCGTGGCAAAACTGTCAGAGGAAATGACAACGAAGAACTTGCTCGCTGTGCAACTAACTGAGGCACAGCAGACCATCGCAGGTCTGCAGACAGAAATTACTGAGTTAACAAAGCAACTGGACGAAGCTACTAAACCAGCGGAAGAAATCATCGAAGGAGAATAATCATGACTGAAACTACTAACAATACTTTACTCGACTTATCAACTATTACAGAACCATTTGACCTTGCGACTGCATTGCAGTACATGAAGGAAAACGGGGAATTTATTCGCTGTAAAAATGCGACAAATGATTTTTATATGTACCGTGATGTCCAACGTCGACCAGGTATTGTCAACGGCCGTCGTCAATTCGTAGAAGTTGAAACTGTGTGGGCCTTTAATCAGTGGGGCGGAACTACAACGACAATCAACGTTGCTGATCTCTTCAATGAGGAGTTCTACATCATGCAGTTTGATGAAAACGGAAATCCAGATTGGACAGATCCGACATTGCCAAAAGAATAGGAGGAATTCTATTGCCAATCGAACACGCAGAACGAATAGCTCAAAGCCAAGTTGCTTGGGCTATTTTGTTTATTTTATTATTTGGGTTCGTCATCCGGTATCTGATTAAGACATCGGATAAGAGAGAAGCTAAGCTCATGGATTTCCATGAGCAAGCAAAGGAAGAAAGTAATAAGCGGGAGGACCGTTTGATGAATCACCTCGAGAAAACTACCGCAGAAATGGGGGCGATGGCTCGTGAAATCGGTGGCTTAAAAGGTGAAGTGTCATTAATGAGTGACCGCATCGAAAAAATCGAAAAAGGAGAATAAGTATGAATCAACTTACAGAAATTATTATAGGGTCTGCTACTGGTATATTAGCTATCGTTGCCGGTATGATTGTCCATGAGGTCAAAAAGTATCTGATTGCCAAGGGCGGTAAGCGAGCGGTCGAAATTACAGAGATTCTGGCACGGAACGCTGTTAATGCAGTTGAACAAATCGCCAAGCTAGACCAGGACAAGCATGTAGACAAGCTAGACATGGCTAAACGTCGCGTAACAGGTCAGCTTGCTAAATACAACATCTATATGACTGATACACAGTTAGAGACCTTTATCGAATCAGCAGTGAAGCAAATGAACGATGCGTGGAAGGAGACTGACAAATGACAACAGTAAATGAAGTCACCAACTTCGCCAAAGACCTTGCCAACCGTGGTCAAGGCGTAGACTATGATGGTTGGTACGGCAAGCAGTGTGTAGACCTACCTAACTGGATTTGTGGAAAATATTTCGGCAAGGCTCTGTGGGGCAATGCCATTGATTTGATAAAGTCAGCCAAGCAACACGGATTTGAGGTGCATTATATGCCTACCTCTGAGAGTCCGCGTCCGGGAGCTATTTTCGTCAAAAACTACTGGGCAGGTGACGGTATCAACTATGGGCATACTGGTCTGATTATCGGAGTCAGTGACAATACTGTCCAAACTATTGAGCAGAACCTAGTTGGTAATCTGTCTGTCGGTGGTCCTGCTCAGTATTCTAGTCAGCAAATCAGCAATCTTGTTGGCTGGTTTTATCCACCTTACAGCGACTCTACTGCAGTGGCAACACAGTCAAGCAGTGGCAATCTCGGTAAGGTCAAAGACGAGAAGGGGACAATGACCGTTAAAGTATCTTTGCTCAATGTCCGAGACAAGCCTGGTCTAGACGGTAAAGTTGTGGCAACGTACACGAATGGCGAGCAGTTTAATTATGATTCGGTCTATATTGCCGATGGATACATTTGGGTATCGTATGTTAGCCGTAGCGGTGTACGTCGCTATGTAGCAGCAGGCGAGGAGTCAAATCGGCGTAACGTGGTGCCTTATGGTACGTTTAAATAGATTTTCATTTTTAAATTTTTTCGCATTTTTACCATTTTTGCGCTTTTTGAGAAATATAATTAAGGACATGATAGCTATCAATCACTGTCCTTTGAAAATTGAATAATATTTTGAAGTTTTTTCAAAAACCTCTTGACTTTTTGTGGCACAAGTTATATTATATTGTTGTGGCACAGAAAGTAGGTGATGAAATGAGCCCACGAACAGGAAGACCTAAGAGTGAAAAACCACTTAATGTCGAAGTTAAGGCAAGAATTGATACAGAGTTAAATAAACAACTGGAAGATTATTGTCTACAAAAAAAGACCACTCGTACCGAGGTGGTCAGAAAAGGCATAAAGTTAGTTTTAGGTCTGGAAGAAAACAAATAACGCATAACTCCTCTCCGCCAAGATTGCAGTTATACGTTATCCCTCGAAAGAAACTCTTTCTGAAATCATTATATCAGAAACGAGCTTCTTTGTCATACCCAAAGGAGTTTTTATTATGGCAAAAATTGATGTTTTAAGTGAGTACGAAGATTTGTTGAATTTTACTGCTGAAATTCGTGAGAGTTTAAATATTATTCATAACTGGTTGTCGCGAGAACCGAAATTCGACAAGCCAGAAACTTATTACGATATTATTGTGGCTCATGGCTCACATTTTGCTTTACTGAATTTAATTATGCACCGTTTAGACAGCTTAGAGGCTGAACATAGAACAATTATCGAAAATGCAATGAAAGGAAACTAATATGGAACTACAAATTTTTAAGAATGAGAAGTTTGGACAAGTGCAACTTGTGGAAATCAACAATGAGCCTTGGTTCGTCGGAAAAGAGATTGCGGAGATTTTGGGATATAAAAATTCTCGTGATGCATTGAGTAAGCATGTTGATGAAGAAGATAAGGGGGTCGCAAAACGCGACACCCTTGGAGGAAGTCAAGACCAAGTTATCATCAACGAGAGCGGTCTATACTCGCTTATCTTGAAATCTAAGTTACCACAAGCCAAGCAGTTCAAACGCTGGGTCACATCAGAAGTCTTGCCAAGTATTCGGAAGCACGGTGGCTATCTGACAGATAACAAGCTAGAGGAAGCGTTGCTTAATCCAGATACGCTCATATCGTTAGCAACTCAACTGAAAGAAGAAAGAGAAGCACGTAAGCAGCTTCAAGTAGCGAATAGTCAACTAATGGTTGACAACCAGATTATGCAACCAAAGGCCCAGTATTTTGATGATCTAGTTGCCAGAAATTTGCTGACAAGTTTCCGAGATACAGCTAAAATGCTAAAAATCAAAGAGCGTGAGTTCATTAATTGGTTACTGGACAAGAAGTTTCTGTACCGAGACAAGAAAGGGAAACTTGTACCATTTGCCAACAAAAATGACGGACTCTTTGAAATCAAAGAAACCAAGAACGAAAGTACAGCTTGGAAAGGTACACAGACCCTCGTAACACCTAAAGGACGAGAAACCTTTAACATTTTATTGAGAGTATAAATGCAGAATTCCCCAGCGTTTGCTGGGCTTTTTTTCGTGCTCAAGATAATCTCAAGATAGTCTCAAGTTGGCTCAAGATACAGTAAAACACAGTAAAATACAGTAGTCTATTTGCTCAAACTCGCCATTTTGTCAATAATGGTTGCTGGAATTGATTTCTATTTTGACAAAATGGGCAAAATGACAAAAGCCCTCAGCAATACTGGGGGCTATTTTCTATTGTGGCGGACATTTCCAAAAATGTCTGTTATGATGGAATTTTTTGAAAAATATTTGTTAAAAACAAGTGTTTTTTGTTGACAAGTGTTAAAAACAAGTGTATAATATAATTAAAGATAAGGAAAGGAGATAAGCCAATGACAGAGCGAGAGCTTAAGAAGATTGCTAAGAAGCAAGGTTTCAGTAAAACAAACTTTGGCAAAGGGTCTCACGAGGTTTGGAAACATCCAGACGGACGGACAGTGACGATACCTAAACCCAAAGAGAAGGATTACAGACCAGGCACACTAAGCAACATTCTCAAAGTCTTGTATGGGGAGTGAGGGCACTCCTCCCTGTACCCCTAAAGGGGGTTACTCTGATCATTGGCTTAATCTATCACTATGAAATATAATTATTTAGCATTGTTTGAAGCAGATAAGGAAAATGGTGGCTACAGCATTTCTTTCCCTGATTTCCCTGGAGCATTTAGCGAAGCCGACAATCTAAGCGAAGCTATTTTCAACGCTCGTGAAGTTCTTGAAATCTATACCATCATGTTTGAAGACGAGGGTAAAGAATTTCCTAAACCATCATCATTCAAAGCACTTGCAAGCAACCTAGCAAGCGATGATGATGTGATACAGGCTATCTCTGTTGATACCGAACTTGTCCGTGAGCGTGAACGCTCTAAAATCGTCAATAAGACTGTCACACTACCAAGCTGGCTTGTGGAAGTTGGAAAAGAGAACAAGGTCAATTTTAGCCAACTGTTGCAAAAAGCAATCCGTGAGGAATTGCAAGTATAA